GCTTGATGGTCAGATGGCTGATGCTATGCGCATTTGCGTTGAGGCATTGCTTGATCCAGAGATGTCTTTTAACCCTAATGATTTTGTCTTCAACATGACGCTTAAGGATGAACCCATCAAGATCGAGAAAGCCAAGAAAGCCGCCACTAGGAGTATTTCGGCCGCGCCAGCGGTGGTCACACTCGCTATGAAAATGGCGTATGGCTCCTTCTTTGATTGGTTTGTTAGGAACCGCATCCTCAACGGGAGCGCGATTGGCGCGTCCCCCTTGGAGGCTTGGCCGGTAATAGCCAAGAAATTCTCTGGTTACAGTGTTCTTGATTGTGACCAGAGTGAGTCAGAGGTTAGAATTCAAACCATTGTCATCAGGACTATTTTGGATGCGATTGGTGAATTGATTGGCCTACACCCCACAATCACTGCTAGATTCCAGGATATTTTGTGCTCACCGATGTATATAGTCGGGAGCAACATTTACCATATCGCGCATGATTTCCCAAGCGGGCACTGGCTCACAGCTATGCTCAATACAGTGTATTACTTGGTCATGAATTGTTTGGTTCACAATAGGATTGCTGAGGGTTCATTTTTCGATCATGGCCAAGCGTTGGGCTTGGGCGATGATAGTTTGGTCGCTCGTCGACCAGGCTTTGAGTACAACCTGATCGATTATGTTCAGGCTTGGAGTGATGTGGGTCACATCATCACTTCATCCAATAAGGTCGATGCCATTTCTTACAAAAGCATCATGAATTGCGAGTTCCTCAAGTGCGGCTTTGGCCTTTTGAAGGTGGGCGGTCTTGAGAGAGTCGTTTGCAATTTAGACCCTACATCGATTGAGACGTGCTTGCAATATGTCAAGGCGCGTAAAAACAAGGATGTTGTTTTCATGGGGAATTTGGATAACATGCTTTGTCATGCATGTTTGCGTGGGAAGGTTTACTTCGCAGAACTGGTTTCGGCCATTAAAGCGAAGGGACCATACCTTTTCACCCCTTTCTTCAATTACAACTACTGTTACAACAAGATGTTCGGTAGTGAGACATTTGCTTTGATCTTGCCCACTGATGAGACATCGGTGGCTGAGGATGAGTGGGTAGTGCAAGGCAATTGCAGCGGTTTGTTATTTAACATTACTGATCAAATCACCGCTCAGGCAGCCCCTGAGAAATTAGATGCGCCATCGATAGGAGCGAGCGGGTACGATTCCGAACGCACCGAAACACCAAGTCGTGCAAATGTCAACCAAGATACGACAATGCAACCAACGGAAATTGCATCTGAACTCGGCCAGATTGTCGAGTGCGATGATGGATACTCCAAGACCGGAATGTCCACCACACAAATGAATGATGACGGATGCAAAACATCGGTTTTTGAAAGAGGTACTGGTAAACCCATAGTCCTCTCGACCGACATCGAGCACCCCGATATCATCAGGTTTCTCGAGAAACCGATTCGGATTGACCAGGGATCCATTACCACAGTCATGAATGTCGGCGTCCAAGCCGCATATGACTTTCCCAATGTCATGTTTTCCAACCCAGTCATGAGTGAGAAACTCTCTGGTGTTTACGGAATTCAAACTGACATTGAGATTACGCTGCAGATCAATTCGCAGCGTTTCCAACAGGGCTTATTGCGTTTGGCTCGTTTTCCGATTCCAACATACAACAGCCAGCGGTACACTGAACAAATTCAGCACCCCACGCTATTTTCTCAACTTCAAGGTGTTGAACTTGACGTCGGGACCCAAACTGAGGTGAAGATGACTCTTCCTTACAGCCATTTTCTCAACATGTACGTCTTGAATGATGGGGCCACGAACAAGGACCCCCAAGCTCAGATTGCGATGTATCGTGTCATGTTGTACTTGTACAGTCCGTTGCTCACTGCTTCGGGTGACACGAATATCGACTTCACAATTTGGGCGCGATGCATCAAACCCAAGTTGTTCTATGCCGCGCCTGGTGTCG